ACCAGTAACAAATGTGACTGGCCCCTCAATTAGCTTAACCTCTCCGTCAACAAGCACGGCCATCTTGCCTTTGAGTAGTATGTTCATAGTCTCTGACTTGTGGGCGTGGCCGAGAACAAAAGTGTTCGCTGGTAGAAACGATTCTCTAATGTAAAGGCTAGGCCCAAAGTGATGAGTCACTGGGCATTCTACTTGGGGTTCGGCAAGCATTGCAGCTTCTAAGTTTGGCAAGTTGCTAAGGTCATTCATTAGAAAGATACCTCCGCAATAAGACCATTGATCTGCAAAGGTAACGGAGCGGTTTGAGTAATAATAACTTTAGGATCACGGTTGTAACCCAATAGATAGAACTCTCTCTTTCCAGTTACCGCAGAGCGTTGCTGGCTAAGATCGTCAGTTACTTGCCTAATAACAAGCGACGTTCCGTTGACCGACACAGAAAGCGTTTCATTTAAATCAAGAACAACACGAGCTAATGTTCTTGGCTCACCAGTTAGGGGGCCTCCCTGCACATCGGCGTCAATAGGATTGGTTGTTAGATTTACATTAAAGGAGTAACCAATCTGACATGAGTCAATGTTCGCTACATTAGATACATCAACTTCGCCACCAGACACAGTGTATGCGCCAACATAATCTTTTCCATAGACTACATTAACAACAGCGCCGTCCTCAAAAAAATCAGACACATCAAAGACACCAGCAGAGCCAGTATAGTTTTTTGCCACATCCATATTCATAGTGGCATCAAATTCTAGTAGCGCATACCGAGGAGTGCCAGAACCAAAGTCGTATCTAGCAACAGCAAAGATGCGATTGTCTACTGTAGTTACAGAATGAAAACTGCCATTAGTAGAAAAGTCAGTCCACCCAGCACGGCTTTCACCACGGTTAGAACTAAATACAGCAAGCCGTCCGTTGTCATTTAAAAGAAAGATATATGATTCAGCAGTGTCTATAGTGCCGCGAACAACGCACATCTGTATTGGACTAGATATTAAATGTGATGATAACGTAGAGATTGGAGCGGAAGTATAAGCTGCTTCAGTATCGGTATAAAGATATTCGCGAACAATATATCCACCGTTCTGAACAAATACAGTAGCCCCATCAAAAGGTTGCGGTCTAGCATAGCTTGCTCCAAAAGGAGTTTGCCTAATGATTCTAGCATTAGTTGGAGTAACTGGTTGATTGCTTAATGCTGGAACATAAAGCTCAGAGGTTGAAGTAAAGATTTGCAAGTCACGGTTAGAAACCATATGGCGAACTGCGTTAATCTCACCAATGCTTGACGTTATTAAAATAGCATCTGAGTCAGCAGCACTACCAACGTCAAAGTTGTAATACTGAGAAGACTTGCTAGCCCATACTCCATCAGGCTGGCCTAGCGTTCCGCCAAACCAAAGTCTGTTTTCATGGAAGGTTACTGCTGCTGGATACCCACGATAAGAAGAAAACGATTGCTCTGTCCAGTTTCTTGTTGGAGCATGGGTAACTATTGTTGGCGCTCCTCCGCCAACCTCAAACGCATTAGCGTCTGCGCCAGCATTAAATGTATAATTGTCTTGATCTAAAACCGAACCAATCGTTCTAGCGCCATTGATTTGGTTAACAGATATACCGCCAACCGCGCCAGCAGAAGCAATAGTAATTGAATCACCAGTTGATAAGCCGTGATTAACTTGAGTAACTTTTACAACGTGAGTTCCAGAAGTTGCTGTAAACGGGTTGATTAGTAAATTTTGCTTTAACTCCGACAGAACATTACCAGTGGCAGATGTTACAGATTGAACAGAAGTAATCTCAATCTCTGATTCGCCATAGCGCAAAGTAACACCAACGTGCTTAGAATCAAGATAGCTTCCACCAGTTGCGGTTCCAGTAGTATCAAAGTACGGCAAGCTAGTAGTAAGAGTAATGCCGTTGCCGCTAGATGCAGAAGGATCAAGCGTTACGTCTAAACCTTGAAAGCTATAGTAAGGCTGGTATATTCTATCAGCATCAGGACTGCCTTGAAATGTAAACATCTCTACTTGAAAAGTAGTAAGTCCAGTGCGAACAAGTTGACGCGGAGCAAAAGTGTTGTGGCAAATAAACATAACATCGCCAGCTTGAGCATATGTTATTTCATGAAGATATGAATCAACCCAAGGTAGGTTATTGGATAAAGTATCTTGGGTAATAGTAGTTGCTAAACTAACTTCTCCCGTTGATGGATCAATAATAAACACTCGAACCTTTTGATCTTCGAGGGAAATTATGTAGCGCTCATCATCTGAGAAAACAAACGGAACAATTCTAATCTGCTGCTTTGGATTTGAATCATATGTAATGTCATTGTACTTATAAATATTACGCAAGCCAGAGCGTTTAATAACTCCGCCCTCTGCACGTAAGAATAAGTTCTCCACCTTTTGAGCAGAGGCTTTATAGATTGCTGAGTCAGTCCTTGAAGTTAAGGAAGGACTAATCTCACCAAATTGGAAGTTCGTTACTGGAACTCTAATTCGCTGCATCAGCTCCGCCTTTGTGCAATAAACCTTGAAGTATAAAGTTTGCGTGTTGTTTGCTGCTGTGAATCAAGAAGCCTAGCCTTAACCATCAAGTCTCTTCCTTGAATAGCCATAAGCTCAGATAGGCTACGGTCACGCGCAATTGATGTAGCTAAGACTGCGGCAAGGGAATGCTCTACAGCAATAGTAAAATAAGAAGGCCAATCAGTCTCATCGGCACGATAAGTATAATCCACAACAAGCTCATCGGACGGTGAAGTATCGCAGAATACTTTGTTGCCATAGATGTTATATTCAATAGGTGATTGGTTAACGGTCACTGCGTGAACCATTAGGCTGCTATTAGGAAGTTGGTAAGCAGAATTATAGCGACCAGTAGGCGCTTCGCTTAATCTATTAAGAACTGCTTGGTTAGTAGAAAAACGCCAGCGGGTAGATAGCAAAGCAGACCGTGCAATATCCTCATACATATTAGCGCATACTAACGCTTCAGTGCTGTTGTCTTCGAATGAAGTAATCGGCTGCGCTCCGATAAGAATCAGTGCGCGGGACGATACGTCAATCGGGGTGCTTGCGGGGGTGCTAATGGTTGCCATGGTGAATGAGGGGGCCTAAGCCCCCTCCTCCTATCTTATGTGTTGTTGTCAAGAAGTTTGTAGATACCATTGGAATCAATGGCAATCGAACCCATAGACATCATCGATGTAGCAAGGTGTGATACTTTCTCAGCAACATAGTTTACTTCAGTCGCAACGTCAGCGTTGATACCAAGACCGATCGCTGAAGTGTGGTAAGCAATGTTTGTACCAGCAGTGATTGCAGACGTTGAGAAAATCTTGAAGCCCAAGAACTCTTTCATTGTCATGCCGCCAGCAAACGGTAGATTTTGTGGGCCTACATAATCAGACGAGGCGAACTCGGTGATATTAAATAGGTCAGCAAAACCTTTAGGGTGCATAGCGATATAGCGCTGTCCATCTTCTGGAACATCGCCAATACCAAACAACTCAAAGGTTGTTAACATATCAGCTTTGTCTAGGGCAGCAGCAGCAGAGTTTACTTCTGTTGCGTTTGCGCCAGCAACTAGAGCAGCGACAATCAACTCATCAGTTTTGCGGCCAAGAGCAGCAGCAGAAGACTGAGCAACGGCTTGACGCTCGTTGATGTTGATTTTCATTTCGTCTAGTTTGTCGATGTACTCAGCGGCATAGTAGTCAGCCATTGTGGCTTCTACATAGGTGTGTGCCAATTCCATCGCAGCAACATTACCATTGCGCGATTTAGTCGATGCTGATCCAGCACCGATCTTTTGGAAGCGTGCGCTCGAACCACTTACATTTGTGGAACGAACTGTGTTGCGCAGCTTGGAACCCATACGCTGATAAGCCATATGTACTTCGGTTTCAAACTGCTTGATAAATGCTTGGTCTATTGTGTTAGCCATTTTTAAAGCCCTGTGATTAAAGTTGCGGTTGGTCGGGTATCCGTTAGCAGCCTCTTTGCGAGTATCCTTGCGGGTCGCTCAGTGCATCACGGGCCGTGATGGAAAATTATAGATGTTATTCTTGGATTGATTGCAACGCACAAAATGAACAATATCGTTTCCTTCTAGTTCACTTTCTCCTTCGGGAACAAATCCAAGCCACAACAACCATTCTATGGTTTTGTTATTCTCAACTAACGCATCGACTTCAATGCGGTAGTATTTTTTATGGAACATATCTATCAGCTTTTTAGAAACCCGAAAGACACTGAACCATTTTGTGTAGAACAAATCAGATGATAGCAGCCACAAAGAAGCAGTACGCGGCGATGTTTCAATAAGGCCGAGCATTGATACTGGTCTTTTACCGTCGAGTATAGTTAAGCAAACATCATCATCTAGCCTGTCAACTAAAGCGTTAAGAGGACTGTAGCCATGCAGAAAACATTCCTTAACATTCTGCGGAAGCATTGTGTCTGCTAGTCTTATTGCATGGCTCATCGTTGATTCTACTACTGGCATTGACCCAGCGTAAGTAAAAACCTTAGCCATACAGTTTCTTAAAGCCAGAGTTTACTTGATTGATATAATCCGAATCACGTTTAGAAGGATTCCAATAGCGTTCATCTTTCATCATATCACGAAGACGCTCATCGCTGATTCGATCAGTAGCTTGTGTACTGACATTCATTGATGGAGCCTTCATCTTGCTCATCATATATTCAATAGCGGCAATGCCGTCCGCTGTTTCCGCCATGCGCTCAATGGCTGGCATATGATCTGATTGAAAGAATTGATTAGCAAACAAACTCACTGCTTCAATTCTAGCATTGGCATTGTCACCAAGCTTTTCAATCTCAGCATCGGCATTTGGAAAATAAGAATGCAGAA